AAAAAGAAATATTAAATTAAAACATTGGGATAGACCAAAAAGCCCAAAAGAGTTTTCAAAGAATCCATTATTTGAACACGGTTTACCTTTAACTGGTTTTGTTGAACTGGAAGATACGGTAGATTTAGAAGAGGGTGATGTTCTTCTCATGGACACAACAAACACAGGTAAATTAGATCATGTTGCTTTGTATTTAGGAAATCAAACTATCTTTCAACATTGTGTGAAAAGACTTAGCTGTAGAGAACTTTACGATCAAGACCATATAGACTGTACAAAGAAGAGGTATCGCTATGCTCAGTAAAATTAAAGTTTACGGTAGATTGGCTCGATTCTTGGGAGAGCGTACTTTTGAAGCAGAAATATCATCACCTACAGATGCTTTTAAATTCTTATTAGCAAACTTTCCTAATTTAGAATCTCACATGATGGAGCAGAACTATTGTGTAAAAGTAGGAGATTATGAGATTAATGAGACTGAATTAGATATTCCTACAGGAAGTCAAGAAATAAAAATTGTCCCAGTAATTATGGGAGCGAGAAAAGGTTTTGGAAGGTTTTTACTGGGAGTAGCTTTGATTGGAGCAGCCATTGTTCTTCCAGGTGCAGCACCAGCATTAGGTTTTGGTGGTTTTACGGCTGGATCAGCAGGAGCTAGTTTTTTAGCTGTTACTACTGCAAATGTTGGTTTATATTTAGCATTATCAGGTGTCGCTCAAATGATAACTCCTACAGAAGAACTTGGTGGTGCTTCTGACGATCCAGCTAGTTTTACTTTTAGTGGGATACAAAATACGATAAGGGCTGGTGTCGCTATACCAGTTGTCTATGGTGAAATATTCACTGGATCGCTTGTTATATCAGGCGGTATTGATACTGATGATTTCTCAGGGTAATTATGTTTAAAGTTGCTGAAATACATCCTGGAGCAGGACGAAAAGAGATTCAATTAAATCCTTTTAAATGGTTTGGTGGTCCAAAACCAACAGCAACGCGATCTTTAGCTTCTATACAAAGTAGACAAGCTTTAAATCTTATTGAAGTTATAAGTGAAGGAGAGATTGAAGGTTTTCCCTCAGCAGCAGGATTAACAAAAGGAACTGATGCTTATTCTCAGGCAGCTTTAAAAGACATATTCTTAGGATCAACACCTATTGTTAGACCAACTGCTAATTCAAATAATATACAAACCTCCGATTTTAATTTTCAGGGAATAAAGTTTGAACCTCGTTTTGGAACATCAAATCAAACTCATATAAAAGCTATTAGTGAGATTGAAACTGAAGAAGCTGTTGGTGCAAAAGTTACTAATGCTGCACCTGTAACAAGAACTATAACTGATTCTAATATTGATGCTATTAGAGTTACAGTTCGTTTTGATGCTTTAATTGCTATTAATGAAAAAGATGGTAAAAATTTAGGAACTTCTGTCGATATTTTTATAGAAATTACTGAAAACGATGGAACTGTTTCTCGTTTCGACAAAAACCAAGGTGGATCAAGTCAAATTGTTCCAACTGGTCTTTTTAGTCAAATTCTTACAAGTAGATCAGAGTTTACAATTAGCGGTAAATCAAGAAATGCTTATAGTCGAGATTTTTTAATTCCAATAAAAGATACCGCTTCTTTTCCACTACAGGTAAAAGTCGGTAGAATTAGTGGTGATAGTACAGATGAAAAAGTAACAGATACTTTCTCATGGTCATCTTTTACAAAAATAATAGATGAACAAAGACCTTATCCTGATATAGCTCATCTGTACTTACGTTTCGATGCAGAGCAGTTTCCAACGATTCCTGATCGTATGTATCGGATTCGTGGTGTTAAAGTCAAGATTCCACATAATGCACAAGTAGATCAAACAAATGGGAGGCTAACCTATAGCGGTACATTCAATGGAACGCTTACTACAACAAAACATTGGTGTTCCGACCCAGCTTGGATTTTATTTGATCTATTAACTAATAGTAGGTATGGATTAGGAGAGCATATTACTGAAGCTCAACTTGATAAATATGCTTTCTATAGTGCTTCTGTCTATTCTTCTGAATTAGTTGACGATGGAGATGGAGGTCAGGAACCCAGATTTAGCTGTAATGTAGTTCTTCAACAGAGAGGGGATGCCTTTAAAACAATAATGGCTCTTAGTTCTGTGATGAGAGGTATGACATTCTGGAGTGCAGGATCTCTTACTCTTACTCAAGACAGACCTACAGATCCAAGTTATCTTTTCAATCTGTCAAATGTAACTGCTGAAGG